GAAGGCCGGCTGCGTCAGCTGCGGTATGCCCGACGAATTGATCGAGCTCACCCACTGGTGAGAAACGCCGGCCAGCGTCGCAACCGCGAGATTGCCGGCAATCACCTGCAGCGAGGTGTTGATGCCGCCGTACGAAAGGACGCCGGCCGCGCTGATCCCCGTGACGAACTGGCCAGACGTACCAGAGCTTGGGACCACCGTATTCGAAACGGTCCCCGCGTCGTTGATGGCCGACAGCACCTTCTGCGTCGAGTCGACATAGATCGACGTCTTGCCGGACGCCGGCGTTCCGGGCGCGACGATGTTCGTCGCGAGAATGCTGCCGGCGAGCGTGACGCCGGTTGGAAGCGCCGGCACCTGAGCCGAGGACGCTGTGCCGGAAAGGTCGCTGAAGGCCGGCTGCGTCAGCTGCGGTATGCCCGACGAATTGATCGAGCTCACCCACTGGTGAGAAACGCCGGCCAGCGTCGCAACCGCGAGATTGCCGGCAATCACCTGCAGCGAGGTGTTGATGCCGAGCGATATAGACGGGTTTGTACTAAGCGAGCCGCCGCCTGCAAGCGGAGCGACCGTACTGATGGTGGTCGGGCCGCCGATACGGATAAAGTTGAGACTTGAGGTCCCGAGCACGATCGGGTTTGCAGTCGTCAGCTGGAAGGTCGTATACGCCAGAGTTACGCCCTGGCTCACGAGGATCTGGGTGCCCTGGGTCCACTTGTCGCTGGAGTTGGCGTCGGTCGTGCGGGTCCAGTTACCGGTCGAAGCGTTATAGAGCCCGTTGGTGGTCGCGTCGGTCTGATCTTTGACCAGCACGCGCTCACCGTTATTGCCGACCGTCACTCCATCAATCGTCTGCACGCCGGACAGCGGGATATTAGTGCCCGTGGTCGCGCACACCGCCGGCGCCTTGATGGCAAGACCCGGATTAGGATCGCCTGTGACGGGCGCATCCGTGGCGCTCACGGACACGCCGCGGCGATCGGTGGTTGCCATGCTGCTGAATTCCTAGAAGGGACTGGCGGCTTTGCCGGTCACGAAACGGTCGACTTTCGACGGCGCGATCATGAATTGCGTGCCGGATAGTTCCTTCTGCCGCTGCTCGCTGCGCTGCAGGTAGCCCGGATTGATCGCCTCCTGCAGACGGTGCCAGATCAGCGCGTCGGTGACGTGGTGGGTCATCCACAGGTTCATGAACGGTGTGTTGTTCTTGACCATCTTGAGCGCGGTCGCCGCGCGCTCGCGCATCGCCGAGCCGCTCCACATGCCGTCCTTGGTGCGGCCGCCGGCGTGCAGGAGCTCGGCGAGATCATCGATCTGGCCGAAGGTCGGCCCCAACATGTTGGCGGCAGCCGACAGCCCGTGGCGATCGAACTGGCCGAGCAGGAAGTCGCCGACGATCGAGCCGAAGCCGGAGCGCTGTGCACCGGCGGCGATCGCCTCGAACGGGTGCTGCTGCAGCTTCGCCAGCGGGTTCTGCCCCTTGACCAGATCGCGGACGCTCTCGGCAAACACGCCGAACACGATCGCGGCGGCCGCAGTCTCGGCGATGCCGGCGAAGCGGTCGAGCTTGCCGTCGCCGATAGTGCCGTACATCTCGCGCCCCCAGGCGCGGGTGATCATGTCGGCAGGCCAGATTTTGAACTGGTAAAACAGCTTCAGCGCCATGTTGAGCGTCGAGCCTGGCTCGAAGTTCTTGCCAAACAGGATGGCGCGGATCCGGGCCGACGGCATCGGTATCGCGAAGCCGGCGCGGTCGGTGTAGGTCGACGCGAGCTGCAGCGCGAGATCCTCGCGCACTTTCGCGATATCGGCCTCGCTGTGCGTCATGCCGGTTCCCGGCGGGTGAGCCTCATTGATATAGGTGCGCACCTGGTCGTCGCTCAGTTTCAGCGCGTCGGAAGGAAACAGGAAGGTGCGGTCGCCGACCTTTGTCCATTCGACGCCGTGCAGCGCCTTCCACTCCGCCTCGCCGATCCCGAAACCGCGCAGCACGCGCTGCTCCTTGCGGCCGACATCGGCCCAGGCCTGGCCGCGCTTGGGGCCAAGGTGCTGCGCAAACATCGCTTCCGCGCCGCCGCGCTGGTTGTCGATCACTGCGTTGACGCCGGTGAGATTGAAGAAGGTCGACTCCGCCTTGCCGATCCAGCCCGCCGGTGCGTCGGCGACGTCGTAGGCGCTCATGAGGTGGCCGATATCGTGTTCGGCCGCGACCAGCGTCAGATCGAGCGCGCCGCGCTTTTCCGAGCCCTCGGCGCCGCGTGTAAATCCCTCGAACAGCGAAGCATAGCGCCGCGCCAGCGGAATGCCCCAGTAACGCGCTTCCGCCGTCTTGCTCGGCAGCGAGGCAAAGTGGGTGGCGAAAAGATTACCGAGCTTCGATAGCCGCTGGAACGCCATGATGTTGGCGATCGTATTGGATGCGACGCGGTTGACCGGCTTCAGCGAGGTGCCGTCGATCTGCGCGAAGCGGTTGTCGAGCCACAATTGCCCGCGCTCGAAGTCCTCGAGCTGGCCGGACGAGGCGGCCGCCTTGCCGCGCAGAGCCGCCATATCGCCCTCGATCTTGGCCTTGGCCGCAGCATCGGCCGCCGGCGAGTTGAAGGCCTGCTCGAGCGCCGAGAGTTTTGACGACAACCCCTTGCTCTCGCCCTGCAGCGTCGCCAGCAGGAACGCCTTGTCGCGCTCATAGGCCTCGCGCGGCTTGGTGCCGAATTCCTTCATCAGCGCGGCGCGGCGGCTCGCGGTCTCGAGCGCCTTGACCACGGTGAAGGTCGCGTTGTTGCCGCCGTAGTCGCGGTTATAATCGCGCCAATCCTTGCCGGTCTTGAAATGCAGCTCGCGCGTGGCGGAGGCCTTCTTTGCCGTGTTCGGGAAGATCGGCTCGTCGATCGGGCGGCCGTAATCGTAATGCACGCCCGACATCATCGGTGTCCACATCTCGAACAGCGCGTCGCGCACGGCCTGCGGCTCCATGGTGCCGAAGGTGCGCTTCAGATCGAGCCGCGGTAGGGTCTCGTTGATCCACTTCTCGGCGCCGGCGTGGCGGATCTTGTCGGCATCGTGCGACGTGCGGGTGATGTAGCCCGAATATGAGCGGATCCACGCGCCCTCGCGGTTGAGGGTATCGATCGAGGCCTTCTGCCACTTCTGCACGATCTTCGCGATCTGCAGCGCCTGGACGTCTTTGGTGATGCCGGGGTTGCCGTCGCGCCCCTTGTTGAGCTCGAACAGCTCGTCGGTCCATTTGTCCTCGAGCGCGCGGGAGGCGAAGATCTTCTGCAGGTTGGAGCGGCGCAGGTCGTCGGAGAAGCCGCCGACGATCTTGCGCTTCAGCGCCACGTACTGCGCATCCACCGAGAGCCGGCCGCGGGCGAAGGGCAGATTACTGCCGACCAATTTGGCTTCCACCACCAGGCGCAGCGCCTTCACCGCCATCTTTGGCGACAGCGTCCGGATGGCTTCCGCACTCGCACCATAGAAGCGATGCCGCGAGATCTCCTTGCGCATGTCCAGGATGGCGCGGCGCCGCTGCAGCGCGTAGTCGTCGGCCGCGGCTTTCAGAAACTCATCGCGGGCCCGGTCATAGGCCGCATCGCGGTCCATGCCGTCGTGTTCGTAGCCGTCGGCTCGGCCGAGGATCTCCTCGAGCGCGTCCTCGACCTCGGCGCGCTTGCGCCCGGACCGCTTGACGATGTCGTCGATGCAGTCCTTGCGCTGACCCCGGGCCATCAGGCCACCGCCGCGGCGAGACACGCCGCGCCGTCGGTGATGATCTTGTCGCGGGCTTCCTTGTCGAGCTTGAGCTGGTCGAGCACGTCATTGACCAGCGCCCGCTCCTTCTCGGTTAGGGTCGGTTCCATCTTGCGCCAGATCGCTTCGGCGTCGGCGGCCTGCTTCTCGAGCGCGGTGAGCGAGCTTTCGGGCTTAAGGGAATCGGGCTCGGCCAGATGATCGGCTTCGCGGGATTGTGCGAGGACCTCGGGATCCTCTTCGGCCGGCCTTACGTCGGCGAGCTCTCGCCAGCGGGGGTCGTTTGCTGCTGCTGCCGCACGCGCGCCATGGCTTGATGGTTGCGAATCATCTGTTGGCCTCGCGCCCTGGTCGGGCCCCCCGGCTTGCCGATCGAGGCCTGGATTGCCTCCGCCATCGCCAGGTGCTGCTCGGCCGTCATCGAATCCGGGGAGATCGGCGAGCCTTGGGTCGGATCTTGCTGCGTCGGCAATGGCATTGTAGCGCTCCGCGTCCTCCATGATAGCACGCTCGTAGGCGTCCATCACGTCGGAAACACCCTCGCGGTGCACGATTTCCACCGTGCGATTGAGAAGCTTCGGATCGATCGCCGATATCTTCTCGCCGGCCGCCTCGAGCTGCTGCTCGAGGTTGCCCATGATGACGTGCTTTTCCTGCTCCGGATCGTACTTGGTCGCCTCGACGTGACCGGCCTTGTAGAGCTTCTGGCCCCGGTTCTCGGCGTCGAGCTTGTCCAGCAGGTCGTTCGGCGTCAGCCCGTGAGAGGTGCGGCCGCCGCTGCCGGCATTGCCGTTCTCGGCGTCGTGCGGATCGGACATGTAGCCGTGCTGCTTCGCCGACGACAGCGCCTCGTCGAGCGACATGCCTGATTTACGGATCAGCGGACCGAAGCCCGACACAAAGGGCCCGCGCTTGTTGCCATAGATCGACTCGAGCTCGGGATCGGGCTTGAGACCGCCCTGGCTCGCCAGGTGCTCGTTGAGCGACAGCGTGTCCGGATGCGCCGCGCCGCGGCCGCGCGGTTTCGGCTTTTCGACCAGGTCCGGAATGTGGGCACCGGTTTCGACGGCCGGCGCGGCTTGCGCCTTCGCCTCCGGAGAGGCCTTGAACTGATCGAGCCCAACCGCTTCGCCGTTCTTGTGGGTGATCTCGATGTGCTTGTCGTCGAACATGACGAAGTTGCGGGTTTGGCCTTCCTGGTTCTTTTTATCGGCGAACGCAGCGGCCTCTTCGCGCGTCTTGAACGTGCCGCGAGTGACGTTGGCGGCGTCGATCACATGATAGAGGTTGTCGCCCGGTAACAATTCTGTCTGCGTTCTAAATCCGACCGGCGCCCTTGATCCTTGGTCGAGATATTTAATCCCGGGAATGCCGGCGTCGCGCAGCTTCGCCGCCACCGACTCATCGTGGAAGGCGATGAAGCCATTCCTGACCGCCGTCGAAGCGTCAGCGTTCTGGAACTCTTTCCAGCGTTGTTCCCCCATCGCCGTCCTCAGTGCCTGCTGGACGTGAGGTGTCTGCTCGTTTAGCTGCTTGTCCCAATCGAGCAGGTGCTCGAGGTTGGCGTTGATGCGAACCTTGTAGAGGTTGCCCTCCCGCTGAGACTCGGGAATGGCGTCGCCGCTGTCGCCGGCGGTCAAGGGCACATAACTTTCCGCGACCCGCGAGTCCTCCGCAAAATACAGTCCGTGTCCGTAGGCCTGTGCTCCCTCGCCCGTCCCTATTTTCGACGCATCGAACCGATCGAAGTCATGCGGCGAGCCGTGGAACGCATCGAAACTCTCCGCAATGCGAGGATCGTGGTCGGCGGCGATCTCGAGCATCTCGGCGCCCCGCGACGGCCGATCGGCGGCGACGTCGGCAACCGTGGCGCGGAAGGCGTCCTCCTGGGCGGCCGGCGGCAGGTCCGCCAGAACCTCGGCCGGGTGAACTGGCGCGCGATCACCGATCAGCGCTGCGCGAGCTACGTCGTAGGCTTCAAAGGTGCGTTTAGCCTTATCGACCGCGTCGGCCCGCTCGTCCGGGGTCATCTCGCGGATATCGGCCGGGGAATGTCCGTAGCGTTCAAGCAACACATCATCGCCGGGAAATGGCGCCGGCGTCTGCGGCGGCACAATCCCGGGGACCTCGCCGATCGGCACGCCCTCCTCGGCCAGCTGGTCGGCATGTACATGCGTGCCGGTCATCAACCCGCGGGCCAGCAGATCCTCGGGACTGCCCGGAAGCGGCGCACCCTTTATCCGCGCGCGAACGTCGCCGAACAGCCCGCCGGCGGCGTGAAACCCAGCACCCATGCCGGCTCCCATCACCACGCTCTTGAACGCGTCGGCCATGGTGTAGTCCTGGCCGTCCTGGGTATGCAGCCACCAGTCGGCCGGCTGCAGCAGCGCGGTACCGGCCGCGCCCTGGAGGCCGCCCTGCAGAGCGCGGGCGCCGGTACGGGCGAGGATTGAATCGCCCGCAGAAGCCAGCAGCTTGCCCATGCGGGCCTCGCCCAGCACGGGAATTGAAAAGGCCGCCATGTTGATCGGGTCGATCATCCCGGCACCCAGCGACGTCACCAGGCCCAGCGCGCCGGGCATGAATCCCGGCGGTCCCTTTGCGATCGCGATCTCCCGGTCGCGGCGTTCGTGAGCCTCGTCGATCATCAGATCCAGTACCGGGCTCTTGATGCTCGGCTGGTCCGGCAGCTTGAGCAGGCCCTCGAGGCCCTCCTGCTTGACCCTCGCCTTGGCATCCGCGATCGCGGTGTCCGAAACCACATTCTGGAAAGCATCCGAAGCCGCCTGTCGGTCTTCAAGCGGCTGGCTGGAGAATATGTCGACGTCGGAGCCGGCGCCGGGCACGCCAATGTCGCGGCCGCCGGCGCTTTCCTCGCGCATGCGGCGGTAGATGTAGGCGCCGGATAGCGAATCCTGCGGATCGAGTGCGTCAAGTGCCTGGGCGCCGAGGCGTCCGCCAAGCGAACCCTGCAGGTCCGATTGCCTGATGTCGCCGAAATCGTCGGGCGTCGAGAAGCTGTCGGTCAAGGCGTCTGCACCGAGTATTCAGTCGCGGCCTTCATTGCGGCCCCCCGCGCCTCGGGCGTGCCGCCGAGCTGGGCGAGCTTCGCCCAGGACACGAACAGCGGCGCGCCGCGGCTATCCTTCACCGACTTGTCGCCGTACATCAGGTTGAGGCCGCCGTTGTCCGGAGAGGTCACCCACACGCCATCACGCCGGAAGGCGTCGAAACTTGCCCCGCGCGCGTCCGAGAGGCCGCCGACGTCGTCGATCGCGGGCTTGGCGCCCAGCGCCTCGAGCTGCGTTTTGGCCGCCAGCGCGCCGGCCTGCACATCGTCGGGCGCGATGTTCGGATCCTTCGGGATCCGGTAGGTATCGCGGAAATCATAGTTCTTGCCGATCAGCGCCGTGAAGGCATCATGCGCGGCTGTCGAGGCATCCTTGCCGTCGCGCACATAGAGCGCGGAGAGCTTGTCGGCCAGGTTGTAGTAATCGAAGAAATCCCGGTCCTTCTGCCGGCCGACCATGGTCGCAAGCAGCGGCGCCATCTCGGTGTTGAGCTGCTTGCGGACGTCGCTCGATTTGGTCTCGCTCTGCTCCTTCAGGACAGTGGCCGGGTTTTCCTTCGGGTCGAGCGACAACAGCCGCGTCATCGCCGTGGGGTCGGCGTCGGCGGCGATCGCGCGTACCATCGGCTGCATCGAGGGCGCGAGCTGCTGCACCACCTGCGGCCAGTAATCGCCCCACATCGCTTTCTGCGACCGGATCTGGGCGATCAGCCCGACGCGGGCCTTCGGATCGTCCGACGTTGCCGCGGTGGACATCATGGTCTTGAAGTGTTCGACATCGGCCGCGGGCAGGATCTGGCGGCTCGCGAGCGGAATGCCGGCGCCCTGCTGCTCCATCAGCGTGGTCGATGCGAAGCTGCGGGCGGCGACGCCCTTCTCGACATCGGTCTTGGTCGGATCGCCGATCACGGTCGAATAGCTCTTGTAGGCATCCTGGGTGCCCGGCAAACGCGAAACCGCAAAGCCACCGGGATCGTCGGCACGCTCCTTGTTGCTGCGCGCGATCGCCTTGGCGAGCACGTCCTGGCGCTCGGATTGGGCCGTAAAGTCGGGCCCTGGTTTCGGCTGATAACCCTTGAGCATCGCCGACTGCTCGTCCGGCGACAGTCGCCCGACGTTCTGCACGTCGCCGCCGAGGCGCAGTGAGGCCGAATAATAGGCGTAGGCCTTCGGCCCATCGACGGGTCCGAAGTGATACTCGAACTCGTCCGGCGTCAGCGGATTGGAGGCGGTGCCGGTGCGGCCGGCTTCCGCGACCGACTCTTCGATCCGGGATTTGAACGCGGGATCGTTGGCGCGCAAACGCGAGGCGTCATTGATCGCTTTTTTCAGCGCGTCCTGGCGCGAGGCCATATCAGCAAACCCTTCGCCGGGTTTCGGCGAATAGCTCTCGAGCAGCGCCGACTGCTGGTCAGGCGGGAGGCTCGCAACGCTCTGCAGGTCGTGGCCGAGCTGCACATTCGCCCGGTAGCCCTGGTAGGCCTTGGGCCCGGCTGCGGCGCCCAGATGACCTATGAAATCCGACAGCTGCAGCGGCTGCGTCACATTGCCGGTGCGCATCGCCTCGGCCTGGCTGTCCTCGATCTGCGCCTTGAAGCCGGTGAGGTCCTGGACGTTCTGCTTCTGCAGCTGCGTCTGGGCGTGCGCCAGGAGCTGCTCGCGGGTGTCCGGCCGCAGCATGTCGTAGATCGAGCCGCCACCCGGCGCGGCGCCGCCCATCTTGCCGTCGGCCCAGGCTTTCACGGATCCCGCGAGCCGGCCCTGCAGGATGGTCGGGTTAGCATCGACCATCGCTTTAGCCTTGTCGGGCCCGACCGCCTTGGCCAGCGCGTCCGCGACCGGCTGGTTCGGATCGGCCTGCAGCACCGCGGTGGCACCGCCGACGCCAAGGAAATGGCTCAGGTACAAATTGCCTGGCGTCGCCGGGAGGCCGGCGCTTTTGAGCGCGCCGGCGTTCTCGGCCTGGTACTTGCCGACCATCTCGCGCGCGAGCTGCTTGTCGTTGCGCAGCAGCAGCAGGTCCTGGTCGCTGCGGCCTGCCGCGAGATCCGGCCGGTTGCGCTTGAGCACATCAAGCCAGGTCGAATCGATGAACTGTCCGGTGCCATTGGCGCTCGACTTGCCATTCGGGCCCTGGCCCTCGATCGAAATGATGCGGTTGGTGACGGCGTCCGACGATCCCGGCGCGGCGCGCAGCTCGTTGATCACACCTTGCGGGTCGGTGTCGGCGCGGTGCAGCACGTCGGCGGCGGCATATTGATGCGCCCAATCCTGGCGCATCTGCACGGCCTGCACTTCGCTGATGACGTTCTTGTCGAGGAGACTGTCAACCAGCTGGCTGTGCGAATCGATCAGCTGGCGGCGCGTCGCGTCATCGGGTGCTCGGATCGCGCGATCCATGATCGCGTCGCCTTGGCTCTTGACGTAGGCGAGGCTGGCGTCATTTGCCTGCGTCGTCGCGTGCTGCTGGGCAGTGACGAAGCCCTGCTCGACCAGCGGGTTGGTGTCGGTGACGAAGCGGTCGCGCATCGGGGCGCTCTGGATTAGCGCCGAGGATTGCTGCTGCAGCTTGCTGACGCTGTCCTGGTAGCGCTGCGGCAGCGTCTTGCCGTCGGCGTCGGGCCCATAGTTCGAATCGGTGCGCATCGCCTCGTCGAGGTCGATCTTGCGCGTCAGGAAGTCCGAATGCGCCTTTGCGTAGTCGAAGCGATCCTCGGCCTGCCCGACATCGGCGAGGCCCTCGCCCGCCTTGGCTATGCCGGCGCCGAGCTGACGTCCGCCCTCGGCCAGCGCAGCACCTGCGCGCGCAACAGCAAAAGCGTCATAGGTTCCGACCGGCCGCGTCATCGCCGCCACCGGCGCATCGCCGAGGTCCTGGACGCCGGGAAGCCGGAGGGTCATCAGGTGCTCTTGAACATGCCGGGATAGGCGTATTTGCCGTAGGTCGAGAACATCGAGCCTGCGCTGCCAGCGAGCGTGCCGGCGGCCGCAAGGTCGGAGGCACTCTCCTTGGCTTCACCCTCGTATTCAGCGAGGTCACCCTCGTAGCGCGTGCCGGCGGCCTCGTTCTCAAGCCCGGTCGCGGTCGACTGCCCGTTGAAGAGGTTCATCAGCGCGTGGTAGCTGCCGGTGCTGGCCAGCTCGCCCTGCGCCTCGGCCGGAGATCCGACCCCGATATTGACGCCGCTTGCCGCGCCGCGCGCCCGCGCCGTCGAAATCGCGAGCCGCGTCTTCTGCTCTGTGTCGAGCATCTGGCGCTGGCTCGAGGCAATCGCCTGGCCGGCATTCTGATCGAGCTGGGTGGCTTTGAAGTAGGCGGCATTGCGCTGCATCACACCCGCAGTCGCGGCGGAGCTGCCGCCGGAGAGCGTCGAGGCCGCGCTCAAGCCGCCGCCGACGGCGGTCATCGCCATCGAGCCGGCCGTTAGGGTCAGCGGGTCGAAGCACGCGCCGCCCGCGGCCATCCCGTAGTCGAGTTGCGCACGCCAGCCTAGCCGGAGCATTCACGCCTCCAGACGAAGACCTTGCGGTCGCCTATTTCGGTGGGCTCGAAGCCAAAATATCTCAGCCACCGTTCCGCGGCCGGATTGCCAGGCTGCGCCTCGGCGATCACGAACGGCACGCCGGAGCGGCGGATCAGATCCATGCCGAGCCGGCCGGCGCGGTGCACCGCGACCGGATGTCTGCGCAGCGTCTCGCTGATGTCGGCAAATGCGATCGCAACGCCGTCGGGCCGGTAACCAAGCCCGCCAACACCGATCACGGTGCCGTCGAGCTCGGCGGTCACCGCGCGGATCCGGTGCGGCAGCTTTTGTCCGCTGCTGACGTGTGCGAGGTCGGCCGCGACCGTTGGACGAAACCGAACCCGACGCTCAGCCATTGGTCTCCATGCTCACGACGACGCCGCCGACCGTAACCGGAAACGGCGCCTGGCCGAGAAGGCAGAGCCTGGCGTCGGTGTCCCATTCGCCAGGCACTTCCATCACCGGGACATCGAACTCTGAAAAGACGGTGTTTGCGCCGACGGCGTCGCCGTCCTGGATGCCGGGAAGCGGATCGAGCGCATCGAAGCGCTGTCCGAACTGAAGCCCTGAGGCGTGGGCGTCGTAAAGGACCAGGCCAAGATGGTCGATCCTCTTCTTCATATTGAGGGCGGAGCCGCCCTGCGCACCATAGGCGAGCTTGGCGCTCATAAACGGCGCCATGAAGCCGAAGTATGCAACCACCGCGCTGCCGCCGATATTGGGCGGCAGTGACACCGTTCCGCCACTCACCACAGCGCTGCCAAGGTGCACCATATGGCCAAGCGGTTGCTGGTTGCTGAAAAGCTCGCAGGGCAGGCCCTCGTAGGCTGAGAGGCCGGTTAAACTGAGGATTGGCGTCGACGTGCTGCTGCTCGCGCTGGCGACGGCCCCGCCGAGGCCCGCCACGATATTGCCGCAGGCCGTTGCTCCGTTTGGAAAGGTCGCCAGGCCGTTGCTGTCGGTCGTCACGGTACCGACGAAATGTCCATCGCCCCAGATGACGACGGATGTAAGCGGAAGATGAGGCAGCGAGATCGAGGTTGCGGCGCTGCCGCTGTAAACCAGATGAGAGTCGCAAAGCTGGTTGATGATGCCGCCGACACAGTTGGAGCGGGGCGCTAGCTTCTCAATAAAGCGCCGCGTGTTCCCGTTGATAACCCGCTTCACCACGAAATAGACCTCGTCGTCGGGACCGTCCTCTGCGGGCAACACGCGCACGCACTCGATAACGCCGAACGTCTGGATGCGCGTCCACGCGACGACCTCATCGTCCGGATCGTAGAGCAGCGCGGCGCATTGGCCGTCAGTGCGTGGGAAATAGGCGACGGTGTCCGGCTGCCGGGCTACCGCAGCGTCGAGCAGCCCAGGCAAGGCGACGTCATGATTGAGGCGGGTCAGATCGTGGGCCGAATAGTCCATGGCCTGGGCATCGAATTCGACGACATAGACACGGTTTCCGGCCTGCTGCACGAAGACGCCACGCTTATCGACCTTGAGCGCCCGCACCCGCGCAGCGCCCTGCGTCGCACAATCCTTGACCGAGAAGTTCGTCCCCGTCAGGGGCTCGTCAAACGACGACGATCGGATCGAGGCAATCGATGTCTCGCGGCCGCAGATCAGTCGCGTCAGCGGCAGCGCCCAGTTGATCCGGTCGGACGGCCCCTCGCCGAAGTCCTCGAGAATAGCGCCCGAATCTCCCAGCGCGTTGCCGAGCCGGTCTTCGACGCCGTAGTCGTAGAATTGCCCGGACCGCGAGCCTGCAATCGGAATCCCGCCACCGGAAAACCAGAACAGCCGACCCTCATGAAATGCCACCGAAGTCGGCCAGCCGAAAGCCGGACACCAGTCACTGATCTGCCAGACGGACGCGGCCGAGATGCCGGTGAACGGATCGAGCACTTCGGCGTCCACCACCGTCGGGGAACCAAACACGCCGATACGGGCTATGCCCCAGCCGCCGCCACTGTTTGTGCCTGCGGCCATATAGGCCGCGCCGCTGCCATAGTTTCCATCATCGAAGCCGATGCGGTACCAGGCTATGACGTTGTCGTAGAGAGTGCCCGCCGTGTTCGACTGATCGTCGTTGAAGATGATGCCGTTTGTGTTTGCGTTGAATGACGGCGCGCTCTGCCAGCCGGTGTCGCCGGCTTGGATGGTGACAAAGCCGCTGTCCGGTCCGTCAATCGAGCGCTGCAGCGACCAGACGCCGGTCCAGGTGCCACCGACGATCACCGCGATGTTGCGGTCACCCTGGACGCCGCTGATCCGCGTCGGATAAGTGAAGGTATTAGAAGCGCCAATGAGGATCCCGTTGTTTTGCTGCGGCGTGAAAAGGCGAAGCAGGGCGCCGACATGACCCGGCGTGAAGAAGGGCTTGCTGGCTCCAATGGTGATGTTGCCGTCCAGCCCATTCGGCTTCAGCGTAAGAGAAGCATCAGGCGAGACATGAAAGGGCCCCGTCGCCGAATAATAGGTGACAACCGACCAGCCCCTCGCGCCCGGCCGGATGCCGCGGCGCTGAATCATCCGCTGCTGCTGGCCGTAGCAGGCCACGAAGATAATGTCGCCGGCCTGCGTGTAGCGGATATTGGCGAGATCGCCCGAGTCCCAGGTCGTCGACACAGTCACGACGCCGGCCGCCTCGAAGGAACAGTCGGTGAGCGCCTTTGCCCATTGATCGGTAGAGTCGATCTGGAGGTAGAGCGTAGCAGCACCGGGCACGAACGACAGCGAATGAGTGCCAGTATCTAGAGAGGTCTGCGGCAGGATATCCGCCAACCCGTCGGAGCTCCCGATGCGAACCATTACGGGCCCGTTGGCGACTATAATCCTCAGGCCATGCTCCTGGGCCTGATCTCCGCCGGCGACGCTGATCGCCTGCTTCGCCCGCGCCAGCGAACCGGCGGGCGACGCTTCCAGAATAAGCTCGCCGCCGCCGATCGTCACGGTGGTGCCCGCCGTGGAGTCGGCTAACGACCAGGTGCCTCCGCCCTGAAACGTCGGATCCGATACCGCCGTGGCCACGGACGGGCGAGTGAGGAGGACGTCGTCAATCCACACCCGCATCTCGCCCGCCGTCAGCTCGAGCAGCGCGGTATCGTCCTTCGCATAGACGAAGTCGATCACTGTAGCTTGATTATCGCTGCGGATCTCGCCGACCAATTGCATGCCAGGCCGCAGCGTCATCGGGCCGATCACTCGCGGCTCCCAGTTGAGCTGGCAGTCCGCCGCCAGGCGGAGCTTCTCGATATCGACGCGGCCCAAGGCAAGCTTCGACACCTCGCCGCGATTGAGTGCTACGAGCTGCGCGTTGACCTTCGCCATCAGGGAATGAGAGAGCCGCCCGTCGGATCATCGCCGCCGGGGCCGGGCAGCATCGGGGAAAAGCCGCGACGCGAACGCACCCAGGACGACGCCGGCGCGAAGCCCACAGCCTCGTTCATCGCGCAGTTGGCCGCCGCGATCTTGTAGGCGCGCTGTTCCTGCTTGACCAATCCCTCCGAACCAGAAAGCAGTTTGTTCGCTCCTGTGATGCGCACACACGACTGGCTGGCGAGGCGCAGTGCAACGTAGTCAGCAAACGATGAAGGCCATTTGCCGACGTTCATGCCGTAGAGCAGATCGTTCGAATTATACTGCACATAGATCGGCGTCAGGTTCGCGAACCAGTACCCGGTCTCCTCCTTCACATCCAGAAGCGGAGGGCTGAAGGTAGGGACGGCCGACAACAAGCGGGTGCGAATCCAATCGTCCGGAATGGTGAAGGCGTAGAGGAAGCCGAACAGCGGCGTCACCGTGCTCGAGGCATCGATCTCAATCGAGCGATACGTGAAGTTCCAGAACTTACGCTCGAGGCAATAGGCGGTCACGACCGACCACGCGACATCGAGCGCGTGACGCTCCTCGCGCTGATCGGTGAGAGACGCCAGCGCCCGCTTCCCGAGGAATGCGAGCGCCTGGTTGTAGAGTGTCAGCTGATCCGCCATCTTAGCGGTTTCCCGGCAGCCGCGGCGCCGGCAGCTGTGGCGCTGGCGCCTGGCGCGCACCTAGCACCAGCTCCGCGAACGGCAGCAGGGCGTCGGCCCGGGTCGGTGAATTCTGCGCCACTTCATCGCGCGCCGGCGCGTTGAAGGGCAGCATGCCGTTAATTCCGGTAACGGCGTCGGTCGCGAGCGCAGTGAGCAAGCGTCGCTCCTCAATCACCATCAGGTTCGGGTCATGGATGCCCTGGATGCGGCGCGAGGCCCAGGCTGCAAGCGCCGCGGCCACATAAAGCAGGAAGTTCGGCGTCCACAGCGCTACATTCATGCCGCCGGCGCTTGGATCATTCGAGGTATAGTTGACGTAGAGCGTCGAGCCGTTGGCGTAGAAGGAGCCTCCGAGATCCGCAAAATCATTGACGAGTGGCGGGTCAAAGCTGCTCGACAGCGAGGCGCGCTGCAGCAGGATGAAGTCGCTCGGCTTGGTAAAGCTGCTGGAGAGGCCGAAGTTGGCGCCCCCGCTCGACGATAGGGCCGCATTCTTCAGACAGAAGTTCCAGATACCGCAGCGCAGGCAACCGGCGGTCACGAACGGCCAGATCAGATCGAGTACCCTGCGCGGTTCGCGCTGCTCGGTGATGATCGAAAGCTGGCGCTCGCCAAGCAGCGCGAGCGCTTCGTTGTAGACATCGAGTTGCGCAATGCTCATAGGTACACCTCATTCGATCCGGATTTGAGCGGCATCAGCTTGCCGGGCGCACGATCGACGTCGTCGGCTGCTGCTCGATGCCGCCGATCACGTGGAACAGGATCTGCTGCTTCAGCATGTCGAGCCCGATATTGACGGACGGCATCAGCTCGGCTTCGCCGCCGAACATCGGATCGGGCTGGCCGCCGGGGCCGACGGCGACGATCGCCACCGCCTCGATCCCGCCGGCGCGCGCGTCCGCCATCGCCCGCGCAAGCACGCGCAGGACGTTCTCGTTGGCGGTCCGCATCAGGACGAGAGCTTGCGGACGTACTCGTCCAGAAACTTGCGCGCCTCGGTCTCGCTCGGGAAGCCGGCGCGGATCACGGCGCCATCATTGAGCCGCGTGATCCGGAACTTGTCGACCGGTCCGTTGAAGGCTACGCCGTAGCGGTTGGCCGCCTGCGGGATCACCGGCTTGTCCAGCTTGTGGTGCCGCAGCAGCGAAACGCTCGCCCAGTTGCGGCCCGCCGCCAGGCAATAGAACTCGGCGAACTGACTGGAGTCGTCCCAATGCACCTGGAAGGTCGTGCACGGCCTCATGTGTCGGGCGACGTTGGCCCAGTACGATGGCTCTTGCAGGTGATCAATCGTCACCGCGTGGGGAACACAACTCCAAAAACCGGGATTGCGACTTTCAAGCAGACCCCAGCGATCTTCGCTCAGGGGCGCCGGCGCGGGCGCCTCGGCCATCACTGCCTTCACCCTGACCGGCTTCTCGGCCGGCGCCGCCAATTCTGCCGCGGGGATCTCCGCCGCTGTCGCTTCCTTCGCCATGGTTGGCTCCTTTGATCAGCGCGGCCCGGTACAGACCGCAAAAAGGTAGTGGCACATCGGCCCGAAGCCGACGTGCAGCGTCTCGTCGTTCATCCCGAACAGGAAGACGTTGTCGAAATATTGCAGCATGTCGCTGCGGAGCTTGTCGCCGGTCCGGCAGTTGACATGACCTGCCCGCGAGATCTCGGTGGCGTAGGCCTGGCTCTCCAGCGAGGGGCAGCCGGCGATGAAGATGCCGGCGCGCTTGAGCATGACGCGGATGTTGTCCATCGCCAGCGGCTCGTCGCCCGGCAGGATGTGCTCGATCACGTCAAGCATGTAGATCGCGTCGTAGCCGCCGATCACGTCGACATGGCCACCGACGATATCGAGCTGGCGAGCGCGGCCGGCGTGCAGCTTGTTGGCCTCCTCGACCCACACCGGATCGAAGTCGTAGAGGTCGAGCTGACGAACGGCGTCGCGCACAACGCAGGACGGAAAGCCATCGGCGCAGCCGATCTCGGCGACGCGCGCGAGATCCTTGAGCATCTGCGCCACGAACTTGTAGCGCGCCAGGACAAAGCCGAGCCGGCGCGGGTTCCAGCGCCAGGTCGAACCGGTCATCGGGCCCAGCACCACCCGCTTCTCGTCGAAGCAGGCGACATACTGCGGTTCGATGGTGGCGACCGGCCTGTTCATCGGCCGTCCGCGACGCTCACGCCAGCGCGGAGCTCGGTCCGCATAAGGGAGCGCGGCAGCATGATGTGGCTGGCAAAGCGCGCCGAGACCGCCTGCACGCCCTCGGCGATCCGGTAGCAGACCGAGGTCTGCTCGGGCTGCCGCACCGGGCGTCGCTTGGGCTTGTGGTGTTTCAAGCCGCGGCCTGCTCTGGCGCCTGGTCGGCGGCGATCGCACCGAGCTCGGCGCGCAGCATCTCGACCATCCGCGCCTTGACGCGAAGATAGCGCTCGTCGGGCGCCGGGCCTGGATCATTGCGCATGCGGCAGAGATCGTTGATCATTTTCGAGTGCTGCTCGTGGCACGGGAAATAACCCTCGAGCATTGCCTTCTGCCAGGGAGGTGCGCTCATCGCCGCCAGGATGCCGCAGGCCTGCCGGCGCCGCATCAGATAGAGCGCGTCGTAGGCGGTGCCCCACCAGCCCGGCTCGCGCTTCTCCTGGGTGGCGGGCCGGTTGGTTTCGCAGTCGAGTTGCACGTCGGCGAAGGCGTCGCGCCCGATCATGCGGGTGATGTCGAGCAGCCAATGGTCGACGAACCAGTAGGGGAAATAGGGCGGGTAGATGTAGCCCATCAGCAGGGCTAGCCGGGCCGTCACCGCCTGGATGCCGGGGAAGGTCAGGTTCTCGAGGTAGTTTGTCACTACCCCGATGCCATCAGGGAAGATCGCGGCGGCGCGTGCCACCTTCATGTCGAAGCCCGCGGTCACCGCCGGCCCGTCGTCGCACATCGGCATGTAGATGTCGGCGTCCGGCACAACCTGCAGGACCCGATTCCACTTCTCGGCGATAGTGTCCTCGCGCGGCAGGACCGATAGCTTCAGGCGGTCGGGCGAGATCCCGATCGCCTCGAGCGTGCCGAGCATGTCGACGGTCGGCCGGTCGTCCTGGTCGGCCGAGACCATCAGCACGGTCGAGGGGTCGCGGACGTTGTCGAGCGTGCGCATCACCGTCTGCACCAGCAGATGCGGACGGCCGCGCGTGGCGAGGTTGAGCGCGAGCTTCAAGCGGTGGCCTGCGGCTGGGCTTCGGCTGCCGCCGGCGCCGGTCCGGGCGCTGGCGGTGCCGGCTCGGGTGGCGTGGGGGCAGCGGCCGCCGGCTTGACCAGGCCAATGCCGAGCGCGTCGAGCATGGTGACGAGCTCGTGGACTTGGCCGCGCGTCGGCGCATGCGGTTCAGTGAGTCTAGCCATCGCGGCCTCTACCGCGTGTTCGATGCTTTCAAACATGTTTGCCTCCGTGAACGATGAAGCGGCGACCGACTACGCCGTAAGGACCCCAGTCGGTAAATCTCACGCCATGCTGCGCGACGGCTTCGGACCAGGCCCGCTGCTCGCCGCCGGAAAGAAATCGCCGCCCTTGCTGTGCTGCATCAGGCAGCGTCCTCGACCATGGATTTGACCGCGTCGACCAGCGTCAGGCCGCCGACCGGTGCTGCCGCCGGCGCGGACGGCGCGGTTGTGATCGGGTTGTCCGCATTACCGCCGGCGCGCAGGAAGGCGCCGAAGTTGCCGGTCCAGGACTTGTGTCCGGAGTGGTGCAGGGTCAGGTCGACGTCGACGAAGACCTTGCCGCCGAGACCGCGAAAGCGCTCGCAGAACATGTAATCCTCGGAATAGAGCAGGTGGTCCTCTTCGCGGAAGACGAAGTCGAAGAAGTGATAGATCTTCGGCAGCGCCGGCGCGGTGTGGTCGGTGTACCAAGCGTTTGGGTTGGCCTCGATGAGCCGCCGGACCGCCGCTCGCGTGATGCGCATAAAGCCGGTGCCGATGCCGGAGATCTCGGCAAGCCCGGAGGGGTACTGCACCTCGATCGAGCGCTCGTTGGTGCGCAGGATGTAGTTGGGAGGATCGCCGCGCCCGGTATAGGCACCGCCGACGAGCTCGACCGGTTTACCATCCTTGTCGGCCACGTGGCTCATGATCTTGGTGAAGACGCCGGGATCCCAGGCGATGTCGCTGTCGACGAACAGCATGTCGGAGCAGTCGGAAAACCAGAAGCTCGAGACCAGGACGTCGCGCGCGCGCACCAGCATCGAATCGGTGGCGCGCAGCATCAGCACGGTTTCCCAGCCTTGGGCTGCCGCCTCGCGCGAGGCGTTGGCGCAGGACACTGTCGTCTCGTAGCTCGGCGAGCCGGAGTGGCAGGGGATAGCGATCAGGATCTTGCGCCCGGACGTTCGATGCGATGCCGTATTGGGCGGAATTGGCATGGTCAGCGCGAGCTTTTGCGCCGGGGCGGCCGGTTTCGGGCCATTGTGACGGTGCCGGTGCTTCTTCATGGGCCCTCATCCTGGAAGTGAGCCGCGCGGGCTAAGTGACCCGCGCGGTTAACATTTTCGGGTTGAGAGACCCTTAAAGGTCGGCCGAGACCTTGATCTTGCCGGTGGCCGCCGAGCTCGAGATGAGCAGGGCCGCCTGGCCGGAGACCGCGGTCAGCGCACCCGTCACGGACACGTAGTTGACCGTGTGGGTCGAACCCGCTGCCATCGCGGTGAGGGCCACGTAACCGCCGATGACGTTGCCCCCGAAGGAGCCATTCGTCACCGAGACGGTCGGCGCGGCCCGCATCTGCACGGGCAGCTGCAGAACGAACAGGCCGGTGTTGGTGCCGGCGATCATGCCCGCCGCCACCACCGTGCCCGACGTTCCAGGCTCGTTGACCTGGAAGTAGTAGCGCTGGCAGTAGGCAAGCTCCTGCTCGATCTCGCGGTGCTCGTAGGGGGTGAGTCCTCCGACCTCGAGCTGCAGGCCGTTCATGATCACGTTCTCGGCGGTCGTCGCGGTGGTGTTGCCCGCCGTATAGGAGAGCAGCACGCCCAGCTGGGTCGCCGTGTTAGAGACCGTTCCCTGGAACGAGTACCGGGTCATGGTCGTGGTCAGCACCTGCGAGGCACTGATCACGTTTGACTGGCTGGTCCAGGTGCCATTGACGAGCGCCGAGGCCGACTGGTCGGTCCCGAAGCCCTGCGCCACCGTCACCGCAAGCGGCGACGAGTTGGTGGTGAAGCCGGTATTTGCCCTCGCCCAGAAGGAGAAGCTGATCGGCTGACCCTGCGCACGGATCGAGTCGAGCGTTTCGACCGCCTGACCGACGGTGATGCTCGACGCGATGCCGGACGACTGGCCGCGGCCCCAAACGAACGAGTCGGCAAAGCCGGGGATGGTCGTGTCCGCGGTCTGCGTCATCGTCGCCGAGGACGACGAGCCCGCCACCATGAACCAGCGGTCCGCGGTGTAGGTGTTCGTCGCCACGATCCCGGTGTTCGAGGTGCCACGTTGCCACGGGTTCGTGGTAGCGTCGCCGCCATCGAGCAGGTTGCGCGGGTTGCTGGTCAGGGCGAACATCGGGAGTTCGACCAGGGCCAACGTCGCCGCGCCCGGCGTGGTGCCGGCAGCACCGACCGCCGACACAGCGCAGCGCATATAGGTCGGCTGCGAGGTGAAGCGCGAGGTGACGCCAACCGTCGGGGCGAACGAGACAGCTCCGAGCGAGGAGCCGCCGGTGGTCGCCGCGAAATTCGTCAGCGTACCGGTGAAGACGTCGACGACGTCGCCGAGCTTCAGACGTCGATCCGTGGCATCCGAGATGTAGCCGGAGCCAAGAACGGTCGGGATCGAGTCGCTGGTGTAATACAGCCAATAGCTGATGCCACTCTCGAGCTCGTCGTAGACCTTGGAAAGAGAGCCTTTCACGTAAGACATGTGGCTGTGCTCCCTTAAGCCGTCGCGACGTAGGCCGACCCGTCATGCCGAGCAAGGACGACGCCCTTGTTCTGCAGGAGGGTTGAACCCATGAATGCGGTGGTGCGAGCCCAGGAATAGTCCTGCTCTTCGTGGTAACCGGCGAGGGCTTGCATTTCGCCAGTGTTCATCGCGTGGCCAATGGCATCGCGGTGATAGAAGAACAGGGTCTCGGCCGAGGTGCCGACGCCCGGAACGAGCGGATGTTCGATCCAGTTGAAGCCGGACCAGCGGCGGAAGCGCCGCGCCGGGCCGTTGAGCGGCTTGATCTCGACGAAAGGCGCGGAGTTAAACTCCTTGACCTGCTCGAGGTAGCTCATGGCAGCCGGCGAGATCAGCGCGAACATGTTGTCGAGCTCTTCGATCGGCACCTGGTTTAGCGACAACACGGTCTTCGCGCGCAACGCCATTGCGAGCGTCATGGTCGAAGCCGAGGTGCCGATGTAGTTGGTGCCGGTCTGCAGCGCGGAGATGACGTCAAGGTCGGTCTTGCGGTTCATCACCTTGCGGGTGGTGGCCTGCATGATCCGACGACCATCGCCCTGCGATGCGAAGATGTTGAAGCTCGTGCGTCGCACGAGATCGTGCCACTCGACCAGCGTCGCGGTGAACTGGTTGAGATCGTCGGCGCGCGCGGGGATTAGCCCGTTCACGCCACGGCTGGAAGCCGATGCGCCGCCGGAGTCAGCTACAAGGAAGATCGCCTGGTTGCCCTTGAAGACTGCTTCGGTGGTGACCGAGGTGCGAAGATCGGATTGGCCGAACTCGAACCCCATGATGGCTTCCTTCCGGTATTGTACCTGGAAGGCGGTATCTGCCACGGGATTGCTCCGTTGATGTTGAGCATTGCCGTGCCTCCTGTTCGATTGTCCTCTGCACGCGGCTTAGCGCCGGTTCTCCGCAAGCGAATGCGGACCGGCAGCGACGTCTCGGGGTCTAGTGGGTTGGCGGGTGAAGCGCGCCGGCGTCCGGACCCGTCAGGGTTCTCCGGTCGAACGGCGCGAAATTGATTGGTCCTCGGCATCTCGCCGATCGCCAAGATCGGCGGTGAACCCGACGGCAAAGGTCTGCCGTCTGCGCTGCAGCCCGGGCGTCAATGGCTCGTCGAACGGCCGACGCGTAAAGCCGAGCTCCTTGATTCGCCGATCGCGAAACGGCCGGCCGCTCGGGTGACGCGGGCGCTGCATGCTCATGCGGCCCTGTTGCCGCGCGTCTTCATCTTCTCTTGGGCGTCGACGAGCTCGCGGTAGCGCGCCTGCTTGCGATCGGCCTCGGGGCCGCGCCAGTAGCCGGAGCGCTGGTCGGCCATTTCCTTCTCGATGGCGGAGATCTCCGTCTCGATGGTCTTCATCGCGTTGGGATCGCCGACCGGCACCAGCGTGGCGCTCGGGTTGAGCTCGCGCGCCTGCGCAGCGGCCCAGCGGTTGAACTCGGCCGTGTTACCAACCATGCGGCCATCGGGCATGCGCGCGGTCAGCATATTGTTGCGCAGCGCTTCCGGCATCGTCGACAACAGCGAGCCGACGGCGTTCATGTTGACCTTGTATTCCTGCTGGCCCCACTCGCCGATCAGCTCGCCCTGGGCGGCGACCAGCGTCGAATGATCGGCCTCGGCGCGCTGCGCTTCGGAGGCATCCTGCGCCTCGTACCACCACGAGACGGCCTCGTTCATCTGCTGCTGCGACCAGCCCTTGTCGAACGCCATCTTGGCGAACTGGCCGACCAGCGGCTTCTCGGCCTCGCCGACCACCACGCCATTCGGCAGCTCGAGCTTCTCGACGAAGGCCTCGGGCTTGTCCGGCAGACCGTTGGCCTGGCGATAGGCCGTGACCTGCTCGGGCGTGGCGTCCTTCGCCAGCGGCGCCGGCGGCGCCTTCAGCTCGCCTTTCGAGATCTTGGTCTGCAGCTCGCGCAGCGATTTGTAGACCGCTTTCGGGTCGGTGTACCTCGCAAGGTCCGTCAGAGCGGTCTTGTCGTCGCCGGCGAGATCCTCGCGCCACTTCTCGCCGAAGGTGGGCTTGGCTGCGGCGGCAGCTGCCGCGGCGGCCGCGGCGTCGGCGCCGCCTCCCGCAAGCGTACCCGCGCCTCCGCCAGCATCAGATCCAGCCTTGTCTCCGGCAGCACCGCCAGCAGCTGCGGCCGCCGCGGCTGCTGCCGCGCCAGCGTCTCCGCCACCGCTACCTTCGCTCGCGCCGCCAGCACCACCGCCGGCCCCGTCCTCGGGCGCGAACAGCGGCAGGAAGCTTGCACCACCAAGGAAGCGGTTTCTAAACATCGGTCACCTCATGATCGGAAACATTTTGCCGCGGGACCGGCCGGCCACATGGCCAGCCCTATTGATCGGGCCGTGCGTGTGGCCACCCGTTTGCTCCCGCTGCGGGAGGAGTGAGCTCCGCAGCGTGGACGCGGACTTCAGATTTTCTCTTGCGGCGCGGGCGTCGGCGAATTCGGCAAATCCGGCGGTGCACCGCGCGTGTTCGTGGTCAGCCGCGACTCGCGCAGGGCGCGGATGAGATGCGCGACCGATAGGCGGCCGCAGTAGTAGTCGGTGGCGCGGCGCCCATCCTCGCCGCCGTCTCGGTACGGGTTGCGCCCCACGCCGCAGATCCGCTCGATCAGCTCGAACGTATTCTCTGGAATAGCCCTGAGGGCGGATACCTCATGGGGAGGAAATTCGAAGCCATCGCCGGCACGCAGCGGCGGCCCTTGCTTCGGCTGGGAGCCCTTCGCCACTTAGCCGACGCCCGCACCCTGCAACGATTGCGCAGCATCGCCAGCGCTCTGCGCGGCGTTCGCAACCCGCGTCGCGACGTCCGCGCCGGTTGCGACCTGGGCGGCGGCATGTGCCGCGGCGTCGGCCTGCTGCTTCTGCGAAACGAGCTCCTTGAATTTGTCGTCGGAGTGCAGCCACTTGGCTGGCGCGATGCCGTCGATCGCGTCGCGCGCCGCGGTGGGCATATCCGCAAGCAGTGCCACGGTCGGGTCGACCTGGGCGCCCGCGACGAGCGTCTGCAGCATGCCCTGGAACGAACCGGAAAGCGCCTTCTCGGCGGCCTGCGCGATCGGCGTGTCGAAATCCCAGGTGATGTCGCGGCCGCGTAGGATCCGCGGCATGTCCTCGACGGCGCCGAACGCGCCGAGCGCCAGCAGATCCTCGAACGTGCCGTCGCACAGATGGCCGTTGTATTCCTGCTCCACCGGCTCGAACAGCGGCAGGCTCTCGCGAATGAAGTCGTCCCAAAGCTTGCTGGCCTCGAAGGCCGTCATTTCCTTCTTGATCTCGGGGAAGCGCAGCTTGTTCAAGTAGAAGCTGTCGTCGAGCGCCGACTCAAGCCGTTCCATCTGCTCGGCGCCGAACCTGATGCCGTCGAAACGAAGATCGAGCGGCCGCAGCACTTCGCCGGTCCGCTCGTCATAGTCGGCGTCGACCTGCGTGATCCCTGACGCGTAGATGTTGACCGCGCCGTTAATGGCCTCGCCGACCGCAATCAGCGGCGGCGCGGTCGCCATCTCGGAGGCCGTCAGCATCGACAGCATCATCTGCTGCAGCATGCGCGCGTCGGGTAGGCCGTAGACCACCGGAGGCGAATAGCCATACTGGTTGCCCCACATCGAGCCACCGAACTCCCAGCGCGGGATCGTCACCGGCCAGGTGCGAAGCGCGACCTCCTCAAGGACGGTCTCGTTCTCGGTGTCGACATAGACCGATATCCAGGGCCGGCCGCGGGTCTGCTGCACCGGCATGTCGTAGTCGTCGGCCGGGATGATCATGCGCCTGGTCTGGATTTCCTTGAACTGTTGGTCGTCGTTCTTGTTGGCGAGCTCGACCACCGGGGGCGCGATCGATCCGGTCTTCGACTTTCCGAATTTCTGCATCATCTGACGCGCTTGCATCTTCACGTCGAAATGCGTCTGATCGATCACGCCGGAGATGTTCTCCTCCCAGGCGACGTCGCGCAGGTGATGGCAGCGGAACAGCAGGTGCGAATAGTCGACCACCTCGCGGGTGATGACGGCATTGCCGAAAGCGCAGAAATCGCCGTCGGCCACCTTGGTGGCGCGGACGAAGCCGGCGCGACGGTCATACATCGCAAGCCGCATCGACTTCGAAGCCCAGTCGAGCCAGATCTTGGCGTCGCGGTCCTCGTTGACACTCTCGACCACCGTCTTGGCGTGGAACCACTGGTCCCGCCGTAGCATGGTCGAGAACGAATTCATCAGGTCGCGGTGGCAGCGCGCCGGCCGACCGGTCATCAGGTACGAGCCGAACTCCTCGGAGAAGTAGCGCCGGCGGGTGAAGTCGGCGCGCATGACATGGAAGTTCTCGGCCTGCGTCTGCCACAGCGACATGATTGGATATCGCTTGGAGAAGAGGGCATCGCCCACCTGGACGATGTCCTTGACGCGCTGGCGCATGCGTTAAGTCGCCGGCGAGATGTCGAGCGTCAGCCCGCGCACGCCGCGCGAATCGTCGGCCCAGGTGATGGCAGCGAGATCTCCGCTTTCGCCGCGCTGGTCGAACAGCACGTCGTTGACATGGCCCGGCATGACGCGCTCACCGGTTCCGCGGCGGGCAAAGCCCTCGCGATCGATCAGGAAGGCATATTTTGGCTTGGGCGCGACCTCGGGCATTGCTGGCCTCTCGGTTTCAGCGGGTGCGGCATGCGCCGCGCCAGCTGGTCGCAGGAATGCGGGCAGCTCGAGCACATCACCGGCCTCGAGCTCATAGACGACGTCGAAGGTCAGCCAGAGCAGCTGCAGCCAGGCCGCCCGCTTCTTTGCGGGCCATAGCGAGCCTGCGGCGGGCAGCTTGGCGATCAGCGCGGCCAGCATTGGGTCCGGCGGCGTCTCGCCCGGCGGTCCGAGGCGACGATCGGCGAGGCTCATGGCCGATGCCTCGCAAAGGTCTCGGCCAACGTGGCGCGCTTGCGCGTGGTCGCGTCCTTGGACTTCTCCAGCGTCTTGATCGCCTTCATCGAAAGCGTCTGGTCGCCTTTGATCAGGCCCTCGCGTTTGGCGGTCGCGCGCAGCGCACCGGGATGCTTGACGGCACCCTTCATCCAGTCCTTGGCCATCAGCCGGCGCCCAGCTTGGAACCGGAATAGGAGCCGGCAAGTGTGCCGGCCGCGGGCGTGGTCAGCATGGTCGAGGCCCGGCCGCCGGCGCCGGCGGCCGCCGTAGCCTTCGCCTGCTCGGCGATGACGTCCGGCGACAGCGGATCCGGCATGCGCGGCGGCGGTGCGACCACCGGCGCGGCTGCAGGCGGCGGCGCCGGCCTGGAGAACAATCCTGCCATCAGATCCCCCGTGGTTGTTCGTGCAGCGCACAACGCAGGGCCTCGGCCTCGCACTGCAGTCGCTTGCGTTCTTTCAGATCTTCGGCCGCAGCCGCCTCGAGCTCGAGCGCCGCGATATCCCGCATCAGGCGCTGGCGCGGATCCTGCTCGCCGCGCTCGGCGACGATCTCACTAAAGGGCCGCGGCGATTCGCTGGCGGTCAGATACGCCCGCAACCTCATCGGCGCTTGACGCTGGCGAGCTGCCTGCCGCCGATGTTGGCCTCGATCGCGCGCCCCGCGAGCCGCCCGGTGCGCAGCGCGCGCTCGACGGCGCGCGTGCCCTCGGACAGGCACATCACCGCGGCGTCACCCTTGTCAGGCGATCGGCCGAGCCGCGCCCTGATCTCTTCCTTGTCCTCGATCTTGATCCCGCGCGTGGTCAGCTCCCAGCGATAGCTCGCCAGATCAGCCTTCAGCTGCGGATCGCTCGGCAGCGCGACCACCGAGCCGCCCTCCTGGGTGGGGTCAAGCTCCTCGCGGAAGCGCCAGGTCGCCTCGGCGCGCTTGTTGAAGAACTTCAGCTTGCCGTCGCGCGTGCGCGCGTTCGATGTCACCACGCCGTTGAAGGCAACGCAGTCGATGCCGTTGTCCTTGAGCGCGATCAGCGCGTCGCCACCCCAGCCGCCACCGAGGTCGACGATGACGGGGCAGCGGTCCCGCCGATGCCTGACCACGTCGCCGGCGGTCAGTCGGCCAGTCTTGTCAATCTCTCTCTTCGAGTCGAACGGTGCAAACCAGCCGCCATAGCGGAAGCAGATCACCCGCTCGTCGCCGCCACCAGGCGCTACGTCGACCGCCATCGCGGTCATCTGCGTCCGCGGCGGGACCTTGTTTTCCCAGCGCTGCATCGCCGCGTCGATCCAGGCGGTCGGGATGACCTGCCAGTCGTCGTCCTGGATGCCGGCCCCGAAGTCACCGTCGCGATAGGCGCGCCTGAGCTCGGCCGGGAGCGAATCCAGCATCGCGGCGTAGTCGGTCGAGGCGAGATCCGGGTTATCGGACAGCGACGACGGAATGAAGGTGCGCGACTTGGCGAGCAGTGGCCGCACCGACCAGGGCACGGTGTGCGGCCCGCGGCCGTCAACCTCGAGGTCCTCGTCGCCTTCGCCGCGAATGTACCAGCGCAGCTCGCCGGGCTTGGCAGGCTTCGGATGGTTCGGGTCGAGCCAGGCGCCCCAGTATTGAATGATCCACAGGCCTTCCGGCCTGGTCGGCGGGTTGCCCGCGGCCACCACGCGACAACGCTGACCAGGCTTGGTCGAGCGGTTCCATGTGGTGATGAACTTGTACTGCGAGAGCGTGAAATCGCCGATCTCGTCGAAGCCGTAGAAGTCGCGCGGGCGGCCCTTGTGGCGTTCCTTGTCCTGCTCGAACTGGCAGCCACCGAAGCGGATCGAGGATTCGCGAAACGTCAGGACCTTGTCCTGGCCGTTGAACCCGGCCGAAGGGCCGGCCACCTCGCGCGCGCGCTTGGCCAGATCCTTGGCATCGTCGTTGAGCCGGCGCAGGATCAGCGAGTTGGAATGCGCCGTCAGCGCCACGCCGATCAGCAGATCGGTTTTGCCGCCACCGGCCTCGCCGCCGTAGAATAGCTCGTCGGCCTCGCAGTCATAGGCCGCGGTCTGCGGCCCGATGTTCGGCACCCACGGGATCAGCGCGGTGTGTGCAAGCGTGATCCGCCTTGCGTCCGCAGCGCCGCGATCGCCCGCCTTGAGCCGCTCGAGCAGCTCGTCGAGCAGGCTCACGCGGCGTTACGACCTCGGGAAGATGCACACCAGCATGACGTCGGTGCTGGCGGTCACCTGCTGTATCTGGTTCGCAACCGAGATCGTGGTCTCGAACTTCGCCGACGCATCGGCTGGCGTCGACAGATCCGTGACGCTCACAACGGAGTCGCCGGGCTGCACGCCGGTCAGCGTCACCGCACCCGCCGGCGAAACGCCGGTCACGGCCTTGACGAAATACGGGCCGCCCGCCAGCCGGTTCGAGGCAATGACCTTGCCGTCGAGAATTAGCGCGGAAGGATCGCCACTCTGACCGTCGCCGATGATGCCGAGGCGTCGGCCGTGTTCCCAGATCAGAGCGTCGTCGGAAGTCGCAGCGCGTCCAAGTGCAGCCATTTTGGTCTCCTGATGTTAAAACCGCGAGGCCGCGCGGCGCGGGTCGTTACTCTCTGAGGTACCCCTGCGCGCTCGCGAAAACCGCGTTGACGGCCGAATTGACCTGGAAGGTCAGTGCCGTCTTGGCGGGCATGACGATCGGCGCGTCGAATACGATGTCGCGGATCCCGCCGCCGTCGGCCTGCGGTGGCAATACGAAAACAGTTGTGGACGGGTCATTGAGCGCGACCGTCTGTGCACTGGCTCCAGCGTCGGTGCGACCGAGCTGCAGGCTCGCAATGCAGATCGCACCCTCGCTGGGTGCTGCGATCAGCGTCGTCGCTGTGCCAGCGCTCGTGCTGGCGGCGCCAGCCACGGCCTGTGAGTAGCTCGGCAGATAAGCAGACATTCAATAGCCCTCACTTCTTCGATTTTGCCTTCGCCGGCGGCGGCGTGTTCTTGTCGGCGCGCGACAGCAGGAATGCGACGCGGCGCGCCACCTCGAGGTCGGACACCTCGCTGGCTTCTGCGGCGCCGGTCCCGAGCGCGCGACCGTCCGGGTCGGCGTGCCTAATCGGCTCGTAGTGACGACGCAGTTCGGCCAGCGGGGCATGCTTGCCGTGCAGTTTCACCTTCACCCGCTTGACGTCCCGGGCGTCCTCGCCGTGACCTTCGACGTAGGTCTCGACCGTCAGCTCCTGAATTGTCGCCGCATGCTCCGGCGGAAGGCTCGTAAGCGCCTCGACGACGTCCGTGGTGTCGTCGCCGCCAACAATGATGTTCTGGATGTTGGCGCGGCCGAGCTTCGAGAGCTCCTCGAGCACCTCGGCGAGGCTCATCACGTTGGAGGTCGCGGCCGATTTTTGCAGCCAGGCGAGACGGTCCGAAAAGTTGACAGTTTTCAACAAACGGGAGAACGCGGATTTCGCAGATCTCTCTGATACTTCCGGGTAAACCTGCCGGTAGGCTCGCCAGCCGAGACGCTGCGGATCGCTGAAATAGTGTTGCAAAATCGCTTCGTGCTTAACATTTCGCAGCGGATTTGCAGCAATTTCGGCAGACATCAGCTGGTGATCAGTAGGTGGACCTCGTCGCGCCAGAGCACGGAGGCCAGGATTCGCGCTGCCAGAGCATCCGGATGCAAGCGCCGACGCTGCGCCTCGAGCTCGAGCATTCGATATTCCTCGGCCGTGAGCCAGGCATGTGCGACGTGGGGCGCCCGCGGCGCGATCGGATCTGGTGAGCCGGCCATCGGCACCTCGAAACGAAAGAGGCCGCCAATTTGGCGGCCTCTTATTGTGCAGGCCCGCAGGATGTCAGCGGCCGCGCGTGCTGCGCTTCGCTGCTGTCGTCCTTCGCGCCGCTGATGCGCGCGCCGGCTTCTTCGCCATCTTCATCTTGGCCGAAGTCTTGCGCTTGGCCGTGGTGCGTGTCGTCGCCATGTTGGCTCCTCTGTTATCGCGGGCAAATCACCCGCGGCAGAAGAGAATCACGGCCGAGTCGACGGGTCAAATCCTGACGTCCGGGAAGAGCGATTATCGGAGCGTCAGAACCGTCACCGTGGTCTTTAGGATGAACATCTACAGAAAATCCTCGCCGGCATGATCATCGAACGCGGCCTCGCGGCGGTCGTAGCCCTTCAGCGTGTCGACCTTCACGTGGCGGGTGATGCCCATGATCTTGAGCACGTCGACCTTGTGGTCGAGCGAGCTCGTAACGAAACCGGCGCGCAGCGAATGTCCTGAGAAGACACTCTCATCGATGCCGGCGGCGCGCACTGCGCGTTTCACGATGCGGGCGACCGAGCGGTCCGAGAGTCTCTGCGCGCCGAGCCGGCCGTGGCGATCGACCTCACGGAACAGGGGGCCTTCCGTGATGCCGGACGCCTGCAGCCAGGCCTCGAGCGCGTCCACGGGTTTCAAGCCGCGGCCGCGCGGTACCGGAATTTTGACGCCCTTGCCGTCCTGGTCGGTCTTGGTCTGGCCGAGCTCGAGCATCATGCCCCTGGGGCGGAATTCGACATCGTTGACTTTTAAGTCAACCAGCTCGGACCGGCGGAGCGCTGCGGCGAAGCCGACCAGCAGCAGCGCGCGATCGCGAATCCCTGCGAGGCCGGCCGGCAGCGCGTCGATGACCTGGCGCAGCAGCTCGGCGGTCAGCGGCGCCTTCTTGACCTGGCGCTTGCCGATCGAGCGCCGGATCCCGCGCATCACGGCCTTAACGCCTTCGGAATTGGTCGGCGGTTCGTGCCCGGCCGCCTTGTGTACAGATCTGATCGCGGCTACCCGCCGCTCGATGGTTGAGGGCTTCAACCCGCCGTCGGCGAGCTGCGCCAGGTAGCGGGCTACATCGATGGGCGTCGCCGGCAGGGGGGCAACGCCGGCGACGCCGCACCAGGTGGTAAAGTCCCCCCAATCGGCGGCGTACGCGCGCCTGGTGTTTTGCGATTTCTCGGCCGCCAGATAGCTTCGGACCGAGGCCATCGGATCGACGAGCTCGGTTGATGTCACTTTTTGCTCCCTCATTTGAGGGCGAGAAAATCGACATCGGCCGTTAAGCGCGGTTATCGGACGCCAGCCGGCCTCAACAGAGCGGATGCTCCGCCACCTGGCGTCGGGTCAGCACCAGCACGGTGCGCCCTTCGATATGGCGAGTCGTGTGGCTGATGGCCTGGCGGCCGATCGGCGCCGGCGCAGCGACGAGCTGCTCGAGCACCTTCCCGGTCCTGCAGCGCTGCGCGATCGCCCGCGCCTTGCCGGCCAGCTCGGAGCGATCCTCGTGAAACGCGTGCGGGTTACGGTTCGACGGCGGCTTCATGCGCGCGATCGCTTCGGCCAGTGCATCGAGCTCGGCCGCGAGTTCGAGGTCGATCACTCCGCCTCCTCCAGCTCGGCGCGGAGATCCGCGACGCTGAGCTCACCAGGCAATTCGCCAAGGAAACGCCGGACGATGCGGCGGGCCTTCGCTATCTCTCGGTCGGACGCCGTCGGCCGCTCCGGATTGGGGCGCTCGGCTGCCGCGTAGATCGCGTCGGCGACAAGCACGCTAGTCGGGCGCGAAGTGCGGCCGCACCTTCAGCTCGCCGTTGCTGTACGAATATGATCCCGCGCTGTCGGCGAGATGGCCCGTGGCGCTCACTTCGACCGCGCGCAGCTCTTGGCCGCTCTGCGGTCCGATGTTCTCGATCGCGGTCTTCAGGAAAGCACACACCGGCGCCGGCACGCTGCTCTTGTACTGTTCGACGAGCGCCAGCGCGTGCGACTTGGACCTAGCGGTAAAAGCGAGACTGAATGACATCAACGGCTCCCTAAACGCAAAAAGCCCGGCGAACCAATCAAGGCTCCCGGGCATAGGTCTCTATTTTGTATTTCGATACTGCGTCGGCTTGCGGCGCCCCGTCAATCCGAAAAGCGCGCGCAGGCCCTCCAGCCCTGCAACAAGGTAAACGAGTTCCGAAGGCTCAATCGTGCCGCGTTGCACCGCGACCTGGTTGACGGCGCGCAGCTCGCGCACGCCGAGCCGGCGCAATGTCCCGTAGGCGCGATCGTAGCGGCCCTTGCGCCTGGCGCATTCGCAGTTTTCCGGCGCCAGCGTGCAGAGCAGATCGAGACAGGGAAAGCCGCGGCCGCTGCCGGCGACGTCGCGCGGCGCCTCGATGACGCTGCGATAGGAGCCGACGATCTGCGCATACATCTCGGCCGCGTCGTAGCGATCGCGGGCGGCAGCAACGTCGTGGTCCTTCTTGTCGGCCAGCATGCCGGTCAGCCAGAGCCGGCCGATCGGCGATTCCGCCTCCTCGCTGCCGGCGGCTTTTTTCACCTCGAGATCGTCGGCACCCTCGGCGCGCATCTCGTGCGCCAGCGCGCGGCGGTGTGGCTGGCGCGATGTCCTGACGCGATCGTCGGGCTGCTTGTCCTTCTTGAGCTGGCCGCCCGCGTGGCGTGGCCCGTTTTTTCTCTTACGGCCGGCGCGCGACATTCTGAAGACCCCGAATTCCCGGCGCGGCGGAAGCCGCGCCGCCCTGCCCGCAAGCCCCATTAGCGGCGCCTACCGGACGCGACCTCGAGATCCGGCGGCGGCCGCGCCTGGTCGGGTCCGGGAAGATGCGGATCCAGCGAGGTCGGTGAGAAAGCGACGTCGGCCCCGACGATGATCGACCAGGTGTCGCGGCCGGGGGGACGTGTAGGCGTCGACAGTGTGGCGGCGATCGACAGCGGCGGCCGGCCGAGGGCACTCACCCGCAGAAGCCGCGTGGCGTGCTCGAACACGGCTTCCCGAGAAGGTCCGGAGATCTCGACCAGCATCCGGTCGACGCGCAGCAGGCAGCCGTCCGGCGACGGCTGGTGGATGCCGGAATCGACGTGGGTGCCGGCCGGCAGCAGGAAGGAGAGGCGATATGAACCGGGGTGGCAACGCATGACTGTAACCCCTTGGCCGGTCGGGATTAGTCCAGAGGGGTTTGCAAGCCGTTAATGCGCCTGCAACGATGCGCGGCGCCGCTGATCGCGGTTAACGCGCCAGCAAGGGGTCCAGCGCCCGTGCCGCCGCTTCGTGACCGGCCAGCACCGTGAAGACCTCGGCGCCCTGGGTCAGCAGTTCGGCGCGGCGCAGCCAGCTGCCGATCTCGATCGAGCCGGGGTCGCGCGCATTCCCAGTCCTCACCAGGTGCTCGACCAGATGGATGCGGTGGCGTTCCCACATCGCGATATCGATCAGCGCCAGCGAGATCTCGGCAAAGCTTGCCCTGATGGTTCCGCGATGCGGCGTGCTCGGCTCGGCCATGGGTCCCCTCCCGGCGCGCCGCAGCGTTACCATATGTATGGTGTAAATGGAAGCGATTACAGCTGCTTAGTGTATTTCCCTCACGTAGATTATTAAATTTGCGGTTAGAGAGCAGTTTTGACCAGCCATGCTCCCGGCAATACGGCATGATGACGAATCAGGCCGCCTGATCCCCGGGGGTGAAACATGCCGTCTGCTAGCAGGGCTTCCAGGACCGAGACCTGGCTTGAGGCCGCACCGCGCTACACCATGGAAGAGCTCTGGCAGACCCGGCGCAACCTGCTGCGCTATGCCCGATCGTTTCCACCGGGCCCGGAGCGCAACCAGCGCCGCCAGATCGCCCGCAGCCTGCGCCGGCTGTTTCTGGACCCCGCCTGGCTCGACCGCAACACCGTGGAGGGCACACCACCACCGCCGGCCTCCGCGCGCGGTCTGCGCAGCGTCGTGGTCTGAGAGCGGATTCGGCAGGCGGTTTCACGTGAAAGCTTAGAACAGCGCCGCCAGGTCCTCGACACTCGCTTCACGGTGCGCGGCAGTCCAGGAGATCCTCAAACCGCCCGACCACGAGCTCCATCCGCCGCAGCACCTCGGTGTTGCAGGTGTGAATGAAGGCCAGGCCCTCGAGGTGTGAGGTCGGCCTCGTCCCCGATTTGGCGGTCGTCTCCCCTGGCGCGCTCGGCGTCGAGGCTCGCCCCTCGAAGGCGACCCGCACGCGCTCGAGCCGCACGGAGAGCTTGGCAAAGGCCGAGCAGTCTTCGGTCGCCTCGTCCAGGGCCGACTGCGCCCCGGCCCTCTTCCTGACCGCCGTGGGATCCGTGGTCGCGACGTCGGCCTCGGCTTCGCTCATGAGTGATCCTTTTCCAAGTTGTACACCGTCACGCCGTGACGCGCGTGACGGTCAGCCGCTTTTCCTCACCAGGCCTACCGGCGGCAGTGGCAGCCGCGGGCCCTCCTGCTCCTGCCGGCGCCGACCGATCTGGTTTTCGATCACGGTGGCGAACGCCTCGCCGATCGCGCTGGTACCGACGGCGCCCAGGATGATCGGCACAAGGGCTGCGAGGTCGCCGTCGACGCCGGCGGTCCAGCGTTCGATCAGAAGCCGCGACCTTGTCGCCAAACTCTGCAGCCGTGCCGTGACGAGCTTGAGGCCCTCGGTCTCGAGCCAGAGCTGCGCCTGGCCGAAGCCCACGATGTTCACACCGTCGTCTGGGAAAAAGTCGGCTCCGACCGCCTGCCCTGCCAAGCCGCTTTCTTCTCTTCCGACCACATCTTGGTTTATGGTCTGCTCTGCTCTGGTCGTGACGGTCACGGAGTCACGGCGTGACGCATCTGTGGACAAGCCGGCCCACGCCGCCATCAGCAATTTCGGTTCGCGCGAGTCCTTTAGCGCCAGTTCGCGCTCGAGGCGCTGCTGCTCGGTGATGAAGCCCTGGCGCGCCATCGCGGCGAGCTGCTTCATGCCCTTCTTGCGGTCGCGGGCGCGCTGCTGCCGATCGGCGGCGGTGTCGTCGACGATGTCGGGGTTGCGGTCCCAGAAACTGACGATCTGGTCCTGGTCGATCCAGCCGATGTCGGGCGCCTCGAGCTCGGCGAAGATCCGCCCGATCAAATCGGCCTCGACATTCCAGCGCGCCGCCACCCCCTCGGCCGAGAAGTCGCCGACATGGCCGCGCGGCCGCGAGCGATTCGCATGGTTCTCGAGCCGGATCAGCACGGCCTCGACCAGCGGCAGCGGCGCGTTGGCGCGTTTTGCGACCAGCGACCAGCGGAAGTCGTCGAGCAGGTCGGTGTGCAGCCGGCTCCAGCTGTAGCGCTTGAGCGTCAGCTTGGCGTTGACGCCCTGCGCGCGCCTGATGCCGGCATCGACAGCCTGCTCCAGCATGCGCCGGCCCGCGTCGATCGCAGCGTCGGCGTTGCCCCTGCTCATGCGCCGGCCCCGATCGTCACCGTGGCGTCGAACTTGCCGGCCTCATAGCCCCAGCTGTCCCAGCCCGGGCGCGAGGTACGCGAGAACAGCTCGAGGCGCCGCGCGCCTGGCATGTAGCGCTCGCACCACAGATAGGCCTCCTCCGGCTTGACCGAATGCGCGCGGGCAACACCCTCGATCAGGTTGCGCTCGGACCGCGAGTTCTTCGGCGAGCCGCTGACGCCGATCAGGAACGGCTCGCAGGCGCTGCGCGCGCGGTAGCCGGGCCCGAACGAGGTTTTGCCCGTGACGGTCTTCTTGTGCCAGGCGCCCCCGGTGACATAGCGGAAGCCCCATCTCTTCAGGCAGGCGCCGACCGGCGAGCGCGCCGCATCGGCGTTGGTGTAGTGCCGCTCAGGATCGCCGCCGTAGAGCAGCAGCGGCCAGGTGCACCACAGGAACAGGATGGAATGCGGCGCGGCGAGCTGGCCGACCGGCAGCGCCTCGATATCCGCGAACGGCATCGACCCATAGTAGCGCGCGTGGCTCTTCCCCTCACCCTTCGGCGAGCGCATTTTCGTCGGCCAGGGCGGGTCGATCATGATCAGCTCGTAGCTGAACTGTTTCAAGGGCCCGAACGGCCAGCTCCTCGAGTCGCCGCAAAAGCGCCCCTGCACGGTCTCGCCGCGGACGTCGAAGGGGTGGGCGGCGCCCTCGCTCATGACAGCACGATCTGCGAGAAGCTGACGCCGACGGCGAGCGCGAGCGCCGCCGCGATCCAGAACGTGGCGCGGTCGGTCGGGTCGAGGCCTTCGAAATATTGATGGAAGGCGGTGCGGCGCCAGCGATCGCGCAGGAAGTTCATTGCGGCCTCGGCCTTCGAGGGGTGGCACACGGTACGCAACGAACACTTATCCACAGGCCGACCGGGCCCATCGATTCGACTCCCGCGACGGGCTGCCGCAAGATCGGAGTCCTTCCAATGGCTTAGGAGGGCCTCAGAAAATCAGGCGGCACGCGACTTCGCGCGCGCCGGCGCGTTCGGCCTGCCAGGGCCGCGACGCGCACGAGGCGTTGCGAAGAGTTTAGCAAGATCGGGGCGCAACACTCTGGCCGGGATGCCAGTCTCGGCGACGAGTTTTGGAAGCAGCGCTTCGCTCACGGTCTGTTTGCCTGTCTCGATGCGCGACAGGTTCGCTTTGGTCGTCCCTATACGGTCAGCCAGGACCTCCTGCTTGAGGGGCGGGGTCTGGTTAAGCCGATAGGCGCGAACGGGATTTTGATTCTCCTGCGTCATCATCCCGGCAAGTTACGTTGAACGTAACAATCCTGTCAAGGGAGGGTTACCTTGGACGCTAACGACGGGCAGTTACGTCAGGAGTAACTTGAGAAATGCCCGCCCGAATCGGAAATCCCTCGCGCCGCCGCCGCCATTTTATAAAGGAATGGCGCGAATTTCGCCGGCTCACCCAGCAAGAGCTGGCGGATATCCTGAAGACGACCAAAACCTCGATCTCCCGAATCGAAGACCTGAAGACCGGTTATACGCAGGATTTTCTTGAGGCCTGCGCCGATGCCCTTGGGACCCATGCGGCAACGCTGTTAAGCAGAGCTCCGACGCAGGCCGACTGCGTTGTCGTCGACCTGCCGAAGCCGAGGCGCCAGCGGTAAGAGAGCGCGAAGATGGACGTCTACTCAAAGAGTGTTCTGACCATAATTGCCGCATTGCTTGCGGTCCTGGTAATCGAGCCTCTTTTCCCAGCCCGGCCCGTCGCAATAACCGGCGCGGTTCGCGTAACTGCGTTTCCTGCCGACCCTCAAAGGGTTGAACTGACATCGGCCGAACCATTCAAGGTTCGCCTCTGCGACGGCGCCCAATGCGCCAATCTATCGCCAATCACCCGCACCATCGGCGGCGTAACGATGACAGACTGGGCTCTCCTAACTGCTTCGCAGAAGGATATTGCCTTCCCGCCCCAGCCGGAGAAGGTTCAGATCTGCGACGCCATCGGCTCCTGCGCACTGCTGTTGCCCATTGGCCGCGCGTCGGCCCTAGCTGTTACCCCGCTCACTCGCTAGGCCAGTTGCGTTTAACGCAACTTTTCACTTGACCTCTTGTTACGTCTAACGTAACTTTTCCGGGCACGATCAGATTCGTGCGGCCGGGCGTCATTCCGGTCAGTTCCGAGAGTGACGTCGGCCTTGAGTATCGGTCGGCGGAGTGCGCGGGCCGGTCAGAGCCACTCCAGGGTTCGATCCGGACAAACCGGCCCGCGCATTTTCTCCAGCGCTCATGAGGGAAGCCATGGCGTACAAAGCTCAATTCGGCACCAAGGCGCGCGACTATCTCTATTCGCGCGAGAAGACCGCGGCTCACCTGGCGGCCCGCGGCAATTTTCCGATCTGCCCGCATTGCGACCAGCCGGTCACCCCCGGCCAGGCATGGGACCGCGCCCACGTCACCGTGCCGCGCGCCTTCGGCGGCAAGTCCGTCGGCGTCGGGCATCGCACCTGCAACCAGCTCGACAACAACCAGGTGGTAACGCCGGCGGTGGCCAAGGCGGACGCCGTGCGCAAGAAGCACCTCGGCATCAAGGGCCCCGGCCTCGGCAAATCGCCGATGCGCTGCGGCCGCCGCTCGCGCCAGCGCAAGACCATGGGCCACGGCGTGCAGCCGCGGCTGACGCATGCCGAGAAGCACGCGGCGTTCCTCAAGGCGCGGTACTTCGTCGAGGTTGACGACGTCGACGGCGCGATCGAGGTGTTCACATGATGGATTTTGCATCCTTCAAGGCCTGCGATCCGGCGCGGGACATGTTTCGCAAGATGGGCCTCACGCCGTATCTCGATGAGGCCCAAAGCTGGCTTCACCTGCGCGCTTTGATCGTCCAGTTCAACGATCCCGACATCGGCCGCTTCGTGGCGCTGGCGCGCAAATGCGATGGCGTCTGCTCCTCCGGTGAGCGCGTGCTGCTGCATGCCATTCTCTGCGTCACCGATTTTGCGTGGCTGGCCGACAAGCTTTCGAAGGGCAAGGTCTGGCAGCGGATGGATTCCGTCGGCGGCGAACATCGCCGCGCCGTGGTCGCCTGCATCGGCGCGGAGGTCTACTAAATGAACAAGTTCGCGGGGGTAGCTCAGCCCAGTAGAGCGCCGGATGCTTCCCATCCGGAGGTCGCGAGTTCAAGTCTCGCTCCCCGCTCCACCAAACCAGCGAGGTAGATGCGATGCAGCTGCCCCCAAACCTCACCGGCAATACCGAGCGGCGGCTGCGCTCATTGCCGTCCGAACGGATCAACATGCAGCGCCCGCGCAGCATCGTCCAGGCGATCGCCGCCGGCCTGCAGCTCGATCCCGCGGCAGAGCAAGCCGGCTTTGCCGATGGAACCGCCGGCGTTTGGCGTCTGACCGCCGACGACATCCTCGAGGATCGCATCGACGTTTTGGCCTACGTGCGCGGGTGGCTCGAGGGCAAGGACGCCCGCAAAACCGCCGGACCAAGAGGAGGCTGACATGCGTTGCATCGCTTGCGGCTGCACTGAAGAGCGCGCCTGTCCCGGCGGCTGCAGCTGGGTGCAGGTCCAGCCGCCGAAATGCTCGGCGTGCTTCGACGAGGATGGCGAGGCGCTCGAGGCGTCGGAGGAGAACGGCCTCTACGGCGCTGAGCGCTGTCCGGCCTCGCCGATCGGCGCCCCGCATACGCCGATCTGGATCAGCGACGCCATGGGCTATTGCGCGCGCTGCAGATGCGGGTTTGCCGCATGAAGCCGCTGCCGCTGGTGCACCTGCCCGGCAAGGTGGCGGCGATCGTGCCGATCATCACCAATTCCGTGGTCAAGGCGGCACACGGCGAGCCGCCGATGCGCATGCAACGGCTCGAGCGGGCCATCGTCCACGCGCAGCTGCTGCTCGACGAGCTGAAGTCCGCCAAGCTGGTGCTCGACAAGCTCGAGCGGGAGAACGCCGCATGA